GCAGAGCGTCCACGAGTTATGGGGGCTCCAGGACTGGCAGAGCGTCCACGAGTTATGGGGGCTCCAGGACTGGCAGAGCGTCCACGAGTTATGGGGGCTCCAGGACTGGCAGAGCGTCCACGAGTTATAGGAGTAGCAGTAGCAGCAGTAGCAGCAGCAGCAGCAGCAGCAGCAGTAGCAGTAGCAGTAGCAGTAGCAGTAGCAGTAGCAGTAGCAGGAGCAGTAGCAGTAGCAGTAGCAGGAGCAGGAGCATCAGCTGCTGCTGCTGTCTTACTACTTGCAAAATATACCGGGGTGAGAGTAAAAAGATATTCTATTGTGGTTGGCTTCGGCGACTTATCATCCAATTGTTTTACAATTGATACATCTGTAGCACGCTCTATTTCAATATGATCCCCTATAGGCTGTGCGTCAATCTCTTGCTGTGTCCGAAACCGATTCGCAAAATCTACGGCCCACAATACATAATATGACACTTCACACGAAGCACTAAGCCCTACCGATACATCGGATTGACAATCCGGTAGTGAATTAAAAAACTGAGCCAAATATGGTCTTAAAATGATTTGTAATTCAGAATCAATGCCAGCCGCCGTTAAGATTTTTTTTTCATCTTTAGTAAGTACAATGCCCTTTTCTCCGCGAAAATAGAGTCGTCTTCGCGCCAAATCCTTCGGCGCCGTACCAAGGACAAATGACTTATCTGCCAGCCGAACGACTGTGCTCATCCTACTCTATGGTACTTTAGTGATTTTTCTGAATTCACCCCACCTAAACTCACACCGTTTACAGTAATTAGTAAATGACCGATGTTGATACCTCAGTGACACCGCCCCCTCCTGCACTTCCAATCCTGGAGCGCCGTGCGGTAACCGTGAAGCATCGCGTAGCCTGTAAGCAAGATCAAATTGTTACTTGGTTACAGGAGTTTTATGCGACAGAAGGTAATCTTGATAAACTCCTACCGATTATTCAGGGTACTAGTGAAATCAGTCTACGGCTCGTTGATTACTTTGTTACCAACTACGCTAAGAAAATGAATACAAGTTATATGTTGAATGAGAAACATTTCCTCGTTTATTTCAACTATAAACGGGAACTCAATGCGTATTCCAAGCGGCTTTTTGACCCTTTTTGCCGACGAGAACGTATTATGTTTGAAGCACGAGGTATCACCCCCGTCGTTACGACCGTGGGACAACTAAATTTCTTCAGGTGGTTCTTGGAAAAGAAGATTTACGATTTCATGGTGACAAACCGTGAACTTATTGAGAAAGATATGAATTCTACATTAAAGACACATTACAGCAGGAGTACGACAAACTCTTCGTCTAGCGAACCCGTATCGGCATCCACTACGCTTACGGTTGATTCTGGTAGCCATAGTAGCAGTAGTGGTTCTGGTAGTCTTACCAGTAGTGGTTCTGGTAGTCTTACCAGTAAAGGACGTAAAAAGCGTTCGGAATTAACAGCGAGCGCAATGAAGAAGGTCAATATTCACGAGTGCAATGTCGTAGTGAATTTTGGTTAGATATCATTTGTCGTCTCCCGCCCAGGCATTCCGCCAATCGTCTAGGCGCGGCCTCAACAAATCATAGGCCTGTAATGACTGCGCGTCAGTCGCCGCCTTTAAAGGCAGCCACCGATCCGAAAACTGGCGTTGTGTCAAGTGGCGATCCGCGTCGGTCGAGAGTTCACGGTTATCTTCCACGACGGCAGAGCGCAATTCGCGTATCATATTACGAGCATCTCCGCCGCCGGCATCGAGTCGCTGCGTGTAGAAACTACCACTAAAGGTTGTGGAGGGGGGTGCAACCGTACCACTCGGCGGCGCAACTCCTAAATCGTCGGAAGTCGTTGTACCACGTGGCGGATCGGGCATGTAACTAGGCTGTAAACGATACTGGACGTTATTAATCCTACTCGCAATAGGCTTCATATCGTATACGACAGGGGCTCCCGCGGCCTTCAAGTTATCGCTACTAATATTTGTTGGAGGTGTAGCATGAAAAAAATCCCAAGCGCGACTATTGATTTGATCGCGTGCACCGTACTCTCGCCGAATACGAGGTACAGTAGCAGCCGGAACGACGAGCGTCGGATCAACTGTTGGTGGTAATCCTTCCCGCTGGGATTTCTGTATCGCTTCCCACGATGTATATTGATTCATCTTGAGAAGGTTCAATGAATTCTTTCAAGATGATGGACGCAAAAGCCAAAAAAACCACACTAATGCTTCCTTGTATAGGATTTACGATTCTTGCGAGAGCAGCGTCTGCTTCGTTTCTTCTTACTTATCTGCATTTGTGCAAAAGCATTTGACATATTGGCTGCCCTAGCAGCGTAATTGACTCTCGCGTTGAACGAACCTGGAATATAAAAGTTTTGTACTTCTTGTTGCCTTGCTGCGTGTGCGCTTTGGTATTCAGCCTGTGTCTGTGACATAGCTCTACGATTCGCTGCGGTGACACCGGGTGCTGTATACGATGTGGTGTAAGACATCTTGTACTCTACCTCATGGTGGTGGAATTATTGAAGCAGTACCTAGGGATGATCGAAGTCCATAAAATACTATACGAATCACAATAAAAATAAGTATTATGAATATGGATTATATTCATTGTTACAATTGCTTATAGCCACAAATGGATTTTATCCTATGGTATCGGAAGGGTCTAGACCTTGCGATACTTATAAAAACGGGCACCTTTGGTGCAATGTTTTTTTATTGTATCGCGGGTCTAACAGCGCACTACGTAGTAGCGGCAAGGGGGCGTTAGCCCCCCTTCGCAGTACCAGGTATTAGCATATCCATAAAAAGGCGTGATACTGTCATTGTAAGAATTGTAGAATACGATGCCTGAGAACTAGCAACATAAGTAAGTGTCGCAGTACATACGGGACTTCCTGTTGTTACCATACCTTGGAAGAATCCCCATAGGCTCCCAGGAACGCACAATTGCGTATACAAGTTTGCGGCAACGTAATGAGTGGTATATGTAAGAAGCACAGAGCCAGCAATTTTTACAATTTGATCCATGCTATGCCTTTCAACTACGATAAACCTTTAGGTCAAATACTACAGAATAGTCTAAACCCGCAATACTATATTACAGATAGGAATGTTTCGTAATAAAACCACTAGACGAAATATTAAACGTGCGTTGAGCCCATTAAAACCCGCAACGGATATTAGTGGAGTTACAAATATTTTAATACAAGAACCAGTTGAAACACCCCAAAAAGAGGATAAGAAAGAAATCCCTACAACCGCGAAAGAACCCGTTGAGAAACCCCACGCGGTACTCGGTAAACAATTAAATACTTTTTTTGAAGCGGAATCGGCAGCCGTGAATCTAACGCGCCCCTGGTTACGATTAGAACGCGGTCTACGCCTCCAAAAATTCCGTATATTTGCGGAAACATGTCCTGAACTGAAAACGATTGAGGAGAAAGACCAAATGTACCGTTTTCTACTGAAAGCCAACGATATGCGACTGTTAAATACAAAACAAAATATAGCCTATGAGGAAGGTCAAATAAAATCAATTCGGGGTCTGAAAATATCGTGGGAAGATGGTAAACTTCAAATTAAGATTGAGGCGCCGCGGCTGACGAAGAAGAATCAGGGCGAAGCATAACAAAATCACAAAATCACAAAATCACAAAATCACAAAATCACAAAATCACAAAATCACAAAATCACAATAAAAACTGAACCATGATGTTTCATTTTGTGGTCTAAATAGATCGGCTATGTAAATATTCAATGGCCTCAGAAGAGATGGTCTATTCAAACTGCAGCGAGTGGGTTCACGAAATGACTATTACGCATCCCTTCCCTCTCGTAGATTACTGGGATTTTAATGAATGGATGACAACCCTTATAAAAGACGCTACAGAATCGTTCCTGGAAACGTCATTCCATTCGGTCCGCGCGAGGAACGATGCACTACTATGTTTACGAGCGTTATTTTGGGAGCACTACAAATGGCAGGAACTAATTTCGCAACAATGTATTAAACCGAATCCTGAAAGTGCCGCACGTCTGTTGGCAACACCCTCTACACCGCAGAAGACGACGGCGTGGTTTGCCGAGTCGTACGATCTACTTACAGGTCACGAATTTGGGGCAGTAGTTGTTGGAAGTCCAGCAGAATTACAGGCGGCAATAGCCAAAAAGTCGTCCCCACGCGCCGTATATAGTACAACACCGCAAACAGAACGCATAGTCTTTAAAACTCCGGAAGATGGAAAGTTAAGTCCGTTTCAGTGGGGATGGCGTTTCGAGCCAGTCGCACGCTTATTATATGAAGCAATCTATGCCGGTGGTTCAGTAAACGACAGTCTCGGTCGTGTACGTCATCCTAAGTTGCCGCGTTTAGCGGCGAGCCCAGACGGGCTCATTGTTTCTGGAACCCGGTCTGGTCGCTTAGTCGAACTCAAGTGTCCTATTACCCGTGTTCTGGATTACACCGTCCCCTACCGTTATTACTGTCAAATGCAGTTACAAGCAGAAGTTTGCGACGTAGACGCGGTGGATTATTTTGAGGCATGTTTTACGGTCAAGGATTCCGCTACTATTAAATACTTAGATATTGCCCTACATACTCTTGATTATATTGGGAAACTCTGTGTCACGGTGGGTGTAGATAATATCCCCAATGAATACCATTACAGCCCACTGTTTCCGGCGACGGAGCGGGGATTAAGAGCCTGCCAACGATGGCTTCCAACACTAAAGCCTAACGACACTATTGTTGAATCCGTAATATGGTGGGTGAAGGATTACTACAATACGGTCGTACAGCGTAATCCGCGTTGGTGGTCACAGATCGGCCATCCAGCGTATATACAGTATTGGAAAGATGTTGACAAGGCACGGTTGGAGAAAACGCACGCACCCAAGGCGCTGTTTATTGAAGAGCCAGACGAATCAGAAACAGAGGGTACAGAAACCAAACAAACCAAAGAAACAA